ATTGGTAATATTATTTTAGCTTCTATTAGTAAATCTTTAAAACAAAAAGAAGCCGACTTAGTTAAAAGGGTAATAAAAACTGGAAAACCAATTCTTACTTATGGTAAAGGTTCAAAGTAATGAAATTAATTGAAAAGATTGATAAATTTGTTGGTAATGAACCAAAAGAATATGTGTATAAGACTGCTGGTGGTGGTGAATATAAAACAAAGGAACCACTTTCAAAAAGGTCATTAAAAAATATACCAAAGTATTCTAATGGTTCTTATAAGGTAAGATTTCAAGATTGGTTACATATAAAAACTGAGAAAAATTCTTTTGGTAAATCAGAAGCAGATGGTAAATGGTATGGCTGGAGTCATAGAGCTATATATGGTTTTGGTGTAGGTGATGAGGTAAAAGGAGATAGTTTAGGTAAAAAGATTGAATATGATAAATTACCTAACGGTGATCTTGATTGGGATAATGGAAAATATGAGCCTGATTTCATCATTAAAACTGAAGATCAGGCTCGTCAAGTTGCAATTACTTTTGCAAAAAATGTTAGTTAGTTTTTTACTAAAGATTTTAGTTTTATATAAAAGTATATATGTATAACAGTAAATAATGGACCCATTAATGACGATATTATAATAATAGGAAAACTTAATTTACTTTTAAAATAAATTTGTATTATTATATTTACAATAACACTTGATATATAAAAATTTACCACCATCTGCCAGGAAAAAAATAGTGTAAGAAATATCATAGTAAAAAATATAAACATCATAGAATATTGAATAATTCTTAAAAATATTATATTATCTCTCATTTTCAAAGAAACCCTCTAATCTTCTTAATTTATCTTTTAATCTTTCTATTCTAAGATATTTATCAGATAACCAGTTTTGCATTCTTATTATATCATCCCTCAATTGATAAGGAACATTTATTATATAATGAGAACCATCTTCAATCCAATAACCTACTATTGCATCCCTATGACAGCCTATTACCCATTTTTTCCATAAAAGATTTCCAAACATTTTCCTTTCCTTTATCCAAAAAATAAATCTAAAGATTTTTGAACAGATTTATTTTCCAGTAAATGTATTTTATTCATAGGTTCCAATAAGAACCCAATTTTATTTAAAAAGAATTTATCAATCATTACATCATAATCTGGTTCAATAACATCATTAAATTCAACTGGCCATCTATTAAATGATATTGTATCAGCACCGTAAGGATTCTTTTTTAAATATATTACTTTTGCTTTTGTTGATTCGTGTATATCTTCATATTTATTTTCTAACTTTAGAATTTTTATTAATTTTCTATAGTTTGCAACACCCTTAATATGCCAAGGTGTACCTTTTGTTGGTTCACCGTTTACTATATATTTTGATACATTATTAACTGATATATTTGCCGCCATTTCCTCTGGTGCAACAGATTTTAATTCTTTTTTATACTTTTCTATAGTATTTATAATTTCTTGTTCTGGTTTATCTTTCAATATCATTTCATAAACGATTCGTAATCTTTCTCTAATTGCTTCTGATGAATCCGACCTTACAATTTCAAGACCCGTTACAGATAATTTATCAACAGGTACACCTTCTTCGTTAATGCACCAGAAGGCATATTTTTTCTTTTTGACAAATAATGCTTTCTTTGCAATAATTTCTTGTTTGAATCCAATTTTAAAATCATCTACTTGTGAGTTATAGTCACCTTTTTGAACTTCATCATATACTCTATTATTAACATATTTTTCAATTTCTTTTGCTTCTTGAAGAATTATTTTAACTTTATCTTCATCTGAAGTGTTTTCCCAATCTGAGTGAATCAATTTCATATAATCACCGAGTCCTATAAAAAGTGAATCAGTATCAATATATTTAACCCAATCAGTTATTTTTGTATTTAATTTTTTATTGTTATAATACTCATTTACAAATACTTGACCTTGTTTAATGGTATGTCTACCACAAGATGTTATTGCTTCTGCAATACTTGTATTAAAATATCTTGAATATGGAACAGCAGTAATACCAAATACTGCATTTAATAGAATTTTAATAGCCCATTGTAATGAGAACAGTTCTTTTGCACGAACTTCTAACTTTTCTTTTTCTGTTGGACTTTCTTTTTCTGCAGCTTGTTGTCGAAGTAATTTCATTTTACCTTTAACATCTTTTCTTTTTGCAAAGATATTTTGTTCAACATCGGCAATAACTCCTTTCGGTCTTGTCATAAATACAGAACCACAAGGTGCAATAGCAAATAAACCTCTTTTTAATGCATCATTAAATTTATTTAATTTATCTCCTTTAAATTCAACCAAACCATTTGGTTTTAACAAAGAGAATCTTTCAAACTCCCTATTTCTTGTTTGTAATACAACTCTATCTTCAGTAGTATCAATTATTCTACCAAAATAAGTTTCGTTTGACATATTTAAAGTTATAATATGTGATGGATATGATGATGTTATATCAATATCAATAACCCAATCATGCATACCCGCTTGTGGTTCTTTTACAAAAGCCGCCTCAAACCCCTCTTGTGTCCCACCGGCGAAATAAGGAGCGCACATATTGTTTCTTCTATAATGTGTCAATAACGCACCTTCTATAAGATGTGTCATTGCTGCATAAAATTTCATTGGACATTTTGTAAGTAATGATAATGCTTGAATAAGTCTTATATATCCAAGTTTATCTTCTAATTGGTCAACTCGTAAGCAGTCGATTCTATTATATTCAACAAATTTATTCCAATCTTTATGATATAATTCTCTTAAATCCTCAAACTCTGAATAATCAAGCTTACCCTTTTCTAATTCAAATTTTGAAACAAAATCAAGTCTATAAGATTCTAATTTATTGGGGCTATACCATTTATATATATCAAGATAATCAAGTATATGAACACCTGCAATATCAATATTAATTGCTTCTTCATTCTTTTGTTTCCAGATTTTTATCACTCTTATTGGTGACATTGCTTTATAAATACTTGTTTCTTCACCAAATATATTTTTTGAACGATTTATTATATAAGGTAAATCAAAACCATATATATTCCAACCTGAATAAGCATCTGGCATATTTTTAGAAAGGTAATCAAAGAACTTTCTTAATAGTTCTGGTTCTGTTTTACAATGAAAATATTTACCCTCTCCATTATAAGGTTTTTCACCAAATGTAATAATTTCTTTTGTTATTGAATTTATTAAAGATATAGAAACAATGGGGTCTTCCGCTATCATTGGGTCTGGAAAACCAATTGGACGGATTACTTCTATATCAAATGAATAGGTTAGTAATTGGGGAACTTCTATTTCATCATCGGGAATTTTATAATATCTTTCTGCGAGAAATTGTATTTCAGGTTTTACTTTATTTTCAAATACACCTAAATTATCTTTACAATATTCATAATAAGAATGATATGAGTCAAATTCTACTTTTCTTACACTTCTACCATCAATAGTTTTTATTTCACCTTCATTGTCTAATATATAAACATATGGAACCCAATCATAAGTTGTATATTCATTTGAACCATTTATTGTTTCCCATAAATGAATTAAATTTCTATTACTTTCATAGTGAACATTACGAAACATTTAATACTCCTTGATTTTTTCTTATATTATAACACAATTTTATGTTATTGTAAACTTTATAAGTCTTCTAACTCTTTTAATAATTTTTCTAATTCTATTATGTATATTTGTTTTTCTAAACTTTCAATTATTAATTGATCTATAAGTTTTTGTTTTTGTTCTAAATTATATTCTAATGCTTTTATTATTTCTTCTGGTGTTGCATTTTCACAACTTTTATTAACTAAATCTTCAAACATTTTTTTTATCTCCCAACCTGTTTAAGATATTTTTCTTTTACCTCATTCCATTCCATTCCAATTAAATCGTCATAAAATAGTATATCTTTGGTATATCTACCATCTTTAAGTATTGAATTTACTCGTTTTTCTGCATACTTTTTTTTCCATAATTCTACTAAATTTTCAACAGAGTTGTCAAATTTTCTAACTAATTGATTTTCATCAATTTCTTTTTTTAAAAATTCTTTTGTATTTTCAAATAGTTCACAAAAGTAAATACCTCTTTCATGATTAGATTCTTTTATATTTTTATCAATTTTAAATTTTGAATATGTAAAATTGAATGATCTTTGTATAAAATTTCTCTTTAGTGGTAGGCCACTTTCTCTTTCAGCAAAATACCATTCCCAATATTTTTTTGAATGATTACGTTTTAACCAACTTTTAATTTTTTTTACACTTTTGGTTGATGGTTTATATAATATCTTACCAGCGGAACGACCTACTTTTTTCCAATGTTTTAATCCATTATATTGAGAAAATGACCCATATAGTGATGTTGTTGTTATGCCAACAAGTTTATCATTGTATTTTTGATTCCAAGTATTTTCAATAACTTCTGATATTGTTAATAATGCTATTAATTTTCCACCAACATATGAGAAACCTAATGGTTGTGTTGGAATTATAGTCGATCCTATACAAGTATGATTTATCATTTTTTGGTCTGTTTTTACTTCTTTTGACCATTTAATAAAATTATCTCTTGCAGATAAATCCATAAAATCACTTGATATTGTTATACAACCTAATAGTTTTTGTGTAATTTTATCCCTTATTATAAATCCTAAATTTCTCCCAACATTTGAATTATTTACAAGAGTAGTGCAGAAATCTCTCATACAATTCCATATTTTTGTTAGATAACTATCACCATTTATCCAAACTACTTCTACATCAAGGTTTTTATAATCATTTGGATTTTTTGGAATCCACAAACTATTTTTAACAATATCAAGTATTTCTATACCTGTATTTGATTTACTTTTAGTAAAAAATACATTTAAATTATCTATTTCCTTTTTTTGTGTTTTTTCACCATATTTTTCATTTAATTGTATCCATTTAGTATATAAAGAGTATTCTTCAACACCCATACTACTTAAAAATGTTAGTTCATCAATTATTTCCTTTCTTAGTTCATTTTCATCAACTTCTTCAAAGGTTTGATTTTCTAACCATTTTTCGTATTTTTTATCTAAATTCATTATTTTAATCCTGTGTGTCCGAAACCACCAGAACCTCTTTCAGTTTCACTTAGTTCTTTCGTTTCAATAATTCCAAATTGTTCTGATTTTGATATTTTACATTGAGCAAATCTTGTGTCCATTTCAATATTCCAAGGTTTTTTAGTATTATTTACAGTTAGTATAAAAAGTTCACCACGATAATCAGCATCAATAGTTCCGGGTGCATTTGCAATGTAATTAGGAAATTTTGATGAAATACCACTTCTTTGTCTTACTTGCATTTCATAACCTATTGGAATTTCAAAGAATAATCCAGTTCTTATTGGTTTTATTTCACCAGGATATAATACAACATCTTCTATCACTCTCACATCAAAACAAGATGCGTTTTTTGTTTCATATTTTGGTATTTTTATTAATTCAGGATAAACATCTTTTGCCTTTTTAATCTTTAAAATCATTTATTTCTACCCTTCCTTATTATTTGTTTTTTCTTGTATGGGTTTCTTTCATCCCCTGTTGCTTTTGCATCTTCAATCCACATATCCATTTCAGTTTCATCATATATCTTTAATGTTCTGGTATCATAATAACACTTCCATGAATCACCAACTCTACCACCTAAACGATTTTTTACTATTTTATTGTGAATTTCAGATTCATATATTAATGAGTCTTCATCTGCTCCCATCATACTCATAAAGTCTGCGGTTGCCGGAACACCCATACTTTCTGAAATATAATTAAAATCAAGTTCTTCAAAACCAACAAATGTACCTTCCCTGTTTAATTGAGATACAGATATAAATGGTATTTTAAATTCAAATGATAATGCTCTTATTTCTTCTGCTATTGTTTTTACAGTTGAATATAAACCTAACTCTTTAACCATAGCCGGTTTCATTAAGTTAATATAATCAACATATACAATTGATGGATAGATGTCTCTTATTGTTAACTCTCTTAAATATACTCTAAAATCTTTTACTGATGCAGCACCTGTTGGAAATTGTTTTATTAATAACTGACCTTTATTTTTATTATCTTTTACTTTTTTAAGTCGTTTTGCCAATTCCTTTTTATTATCACCAAAATACATTCTATTAATATCTAATAATGAGTATATTGAGTCAAATCTTTGGGCAAACATATCTTCTGACATTTCAAGAGTTAGTAATACAACATTATGACCATGTAATACTTGTCTTGCAGCCATATTTGCCATTAAATTTGATTTACCACCATGTATTTTGGCAACAAAAACAGATAATGTAAGAGGTTGAAAACCATAATTTATTATTTCATCAAGTGCAGGGTAATATGAAGGAACTTTGTTTACATCTGTTGCGTTGAATATTTTCTTTAATCTTTCGGCTAATTGATTAAAGTAGTTTAAACCTAAATCCATTTTTAGGTCTTTTGCCAACGCTGTTTCTATTTTATCTCTTATTAATTCAATATTTTTTCCACTTTCTATTACATCAACAGACTCAAGTAGAGCCTTTTTCATTGCTTGGTTTTTCAAATGTTCATTTGTTTGATCTAATAGAAAATCATAATTTTGTGATGAATCAAATTCTACTGAATCAACTTCTTCATATAAACCTTTTATCTTTTCATCATTTAAAGTGTTTAAAACTATATTCCTTGGAGGTAATTTTTTATATTCATCTAAATACTTTTTTGTAAATTCATAAATTTTTGCTATATCATCATTTTCAAAATAATGTTTTTCGAAAGCATTAGATAAAGTTATAGTATATAACTTATCGGTTTCAAAAGTCTTTAACATTAAAATTTCTAAGAAATCTATACTTAAATTTTTCTTTTTTTCTTCCATTCTATGCCTTTATATATGAGTCACAATGTAATGATTTAACTATATGTGATTGTTTGCACTTCTTCTTACAAGTTTTACATAACGGATAGTAATCCGACCACAAATATGTATTTAATTGCTTTACTGTTAAATCTACAGGTTTATTTAGAACGTATATACTATCAAATCCAGTTTTTTCTAATAATTCTTCGGCAATTTTTCTATCTTCTCCAATAGAAACTATGTAAGCTGTTATTGTTTTATAATCACTTACATTTTTAATGTCTGATAATGTTTTTATTTCTTTATTTTCAGTAAATTTATCATTTTCTAAAAATCCCTGATACCATTTACCTTCTTTTTTAATTACAACTGGTAATGCTATTTTCATATTGTTTTTCCTTGTCTTATCCAAATTCTGTCAATTTCTAATTGATTTAATATTTTTTGTGAAAATTTGGGGTCCAAATCATCAACGATATTTCTAAATTCACTTAGAGTAATATATAAATGTGGATCAAAAGCCTTCATATCAATTTTTATAAATAATGTATGTTGTATAATCTCTTTTACTTTTATAATATCCATATAAGAGAAGTTTAGAGTTCCGTGATTTATTTTTTCAGTTATAGCGGAACGCACTACAACATCAAGTTTACAATTATGTAAATAAGAACTTGGTTTAATAACCATGATAATTATCCTTTTTTAATTTTTTATTTCATTATACATTATTTTAGCAGTGATGTAAACTTTCAAAAAACAGGTTTACATTTAATAAAGAATGGAGTATAATAAACATTATGACTGAAAATACAAATAAACAAGAAACAGATATTGTATCAAAATTACTTATTGACAATCCGATTCATGAATTGGTGAAATATTCAGAAATTGACTTACAAGATAAGTTGAAAGATAATCCAATATTAATTGTAAGATATAGAGAATTATATTATAAAGAATTATCAATATTAGATAGATTAAATAACATAATGGATAAGCTTATTGGAAAAAGATATAAGTATTACAGATTTGATGATGATAGAGAATGGACAAAGACAGAAATAGAAAAATATTGTCTACCATCGGATGATGCTATAGTAAAAATGAAAAAGATAATTCATAAACAGAACATAAGAGTTAGATTTTTTGAAAATGCTTATAAAGCATTCGAAAAACAACAATGGGCAATGAAAATGTATATTGACACTTTAAG